GGTTTACTATGGTATTCCCGGTATTCCTTTTTATAATCGCGAGCCACGCTTTCCCTAATCGTCTAACAAGGACTTCTGATTGTCGTCCTCTTTTGCAGATTGTACAACTTCTTTATCCTTACTATCATCCATCAAGCCATCTATTTGTTCCGACAAGATTCCCATAGTATCTGATTCGTCGTGTTGACTGTTCACATCTATGAACTTCAACTCCTCTGTTGGGGTGTCTTGTTTGCCGTCGTGGTCATATGCGTTTTGCATATCATCGTTCATCGGTACGATGCCGCGAGCGAACGCATACCGGAGCCCGGTTTTAAGCGCCATCTCGATTGGCCACTGACCCCACGGCGACTGGTTCTTGTTTCGCTTGTAGGCGTCTGAGTTTGCTCGCCGCTTTTCTATGTCGGCCTTGCGAATGACAACGAAGTCTTTGGTGCCATCTTGGTAGAAGGCGACGACGTACACTGCCTTAAGTGTGGTCCATGACTGCTCGGCATTGAGGTCTGGTACGTGCCTCAGGTTTGGTTCAGTGCCTTCAATGACGTGAAACTCATCGGTATCAAACACGGCCTTGGTCCTGAGTCGAACTCCGTTCTTTGCTGCAAGCTTAGAGAACCCTCGATGAGAAACCTGCCACTGGAGGCTCTTTCCTCGTGGCAGCAGGTATACATCTGGCAGCGGTCCTCCAGGCATAAGTCCAGTCATTGCAGAAAGTGCAACTGCTTGAGCAACTGATGCCGGGTCACACCCGTACAGTCGGTCATTTGTTTGTGCGGCCTGACGGAAGGCAAGGGCTACCCGCCCAGCGGCTTGTAGTCCGTTTTCTGTGCCAACCATTGCTTGAAGGAAGTCGGACGCTTTAGATTCGACTACGTTCCTAAACTGATGTGCCGGGTGAAGTGCATTGCTCATTTGCTATCTCCTGTGTATTGGAACCTGAAGGTTCTAGTTGCATCGCCTTCAATAAGATATTGCTTAGCGAGTTCTGGGTGTTGTTGCTCGAAAGTAGAACGATCAAACCGGGTTCTGGGCTTGGACTGAGACCATGTGGCCACCCCGGCGATTCCGTATGATGAACCGATTGATTCCTTGAGTTGATTTTCAAGATGCTTCTTGCGTCGTTCAAGCTCTGCGTACTCTGCGCGAACGTTCTTGAGTTCAGATGCGAGCGCAAGATGAGACTCCTGGGGCTCGATAAACTCCTTGCTTTCCTGCTTGAACAGCTTGGCAAGAGACTTTGAGCATGCATTTGATCCATCAACTTCTGGTGGCGTTCCTTGCTCGATGTGCTTTTTGTACCAGTCGCGAGCAAAGGTCATAATCTTATCTTCGAGCCTGTCGTCACGATATATCTTGTACGATCGGTATTCATCAGAAATCGTAGCAAATGCAGCAAGGTCGCACCGGTCGTTATTGGTGACCGCCATCTGCCAAATACACTGTGCTGCGTAATACGGCGGAACGTTGCTTGTGTCAGAGCGACCCCATTTGTGGTCGAACTTTCGAGTCGACTTAATCTCAAGCAACCACTCACCTTCGCCAGAGTTGACGAAAAAGTCAGGCCGGGCATGCATCCAAGATTCTGGACCAATGATTGGGTCGGCCTCGTACTCTGGCCCCTTTTTGATTTGAACATTGTTCAAGTGCGCGTAGTGGGCACCAATCGCTGGTTCCAAAATGTGTCCGCGAGCCGTAGCCGCAGTAGAAGAAGATTGCGTCAGACCGTGCATTCGGGACCAAACGTCCCATGGGCTTGACCATGGCGAAAGGCCTAAAATGGCTGCGATGCTGCTGCTTCCGATTGTTGGTGATTGAATCTCCATTGTGCTCCTGATTGTCTGCTTGTGTATGGTAAGTGTGCTATGAAGTGATGTCAATACCATCACTTAATCTATCTTTCTAAAACAAGTCGGACATAAAATGTCCGGGGGGGTCTTCAATGGACATTCGCAGCTACAGGGAGTCACGACCTAAATACAACACTCGACACGCTTTTTGTATGTGGATCAATGGTGATCTGTCTGATCGTGGCTTGAGTCTTTCTGTGTCGTATCTGAGGGATCTTGAATCTGGTAGATCGTGCCCGTCCCTGATGCTTGCGATTGCCGTAGAAGATGTCACAAACCACCAAGTCACAGTTAGAGATTGGCTCGGACTGAGACGGCGGTGAGTTGTTAGGCTTCGCCTGGGTTTACTTGTCGAATTGCGTACATGAACGCAGCAAACTGCTGAGCTATTGCAAACTCACTATTCACCACTTTCTGTAGATGTCGGGTGTTTTTTGCTGTGCATACCAGTTCGCCTTCATCATCAAAAATTTTCCAAGCCTCCCCGTCTTCTACGAGTGACCATCCAACAGGGAGTTTTTCAATTACCGACAGCATTCTATTGACATCCGATTCTCGTGTAGAGGCGGTTTCTCTTTCGAGCCAGTCCGCGCATTGATCCAATATCATCGACGCAATCAATAACGATTGGATTTTTCTTTTCAGGGTGGGGCCGCATGACTCGACCAATTCTTTGTTGAATCCGACCAAGAGCTTTCGTTGGAGTCGTGAGCACAACGGTATCAAGTGACGGAAGGTCAAGGCCTTCGTCCGCGACAGTCGTTGCGCAAACCACCTGGATTTCTCTGTTGTCTGCACGTTCAAGAACCTCTGCTCTTTGTTTTTTAGTCATTCGTCCAACCAGTGGCTCCGCAGCAATTGAGTGCGATCTAAGAGATTCAGCAATCCAAATGCAGTGGTCAACGCGGTCAGACAAAACAAGAATCTGCCTGCCCTCACGACATGCACTTAAAACACGGTTGATGATTGTGTCGTTGCGATCGTTATCTTTGGTCATCGTTGTGATGAGCTTAGACCAGTCGAGACTCTTATCGGGGCCAATAAAGTCGGTGAACAACCATTCAATCTTGGGTGGGATGACGTGGCCGGATCGAGCCAGTTGCGAGTTAGTGATTTCATAGACGGCCTCGCCAAGGTGCCACCACAACATTTTAGTCAACCCATCCGGTCGGTTCGGTGTCGCCGTCAGTCCGAGTCTGTACTTGGCGGGCATGCAGAACATGACGGAACAAAACGTATGCGCTGGAACGTGGTGTGCTTCATCAACGATACAAAGTCCGAACTGTTGCCCGAAAGCGTACCGTTCTGTAAATGACATTCGTTCAAGAGTCTGGAAAGTCGCGACCACAACCCGTCCCGAGTCATCCTTCTTACCCGCGCCATACTGAGTTGCCTCCGTATCCAACATGGTCTGACATCGATTCATCCATTGAACGGCAAGATCATTGGTGTGTACGAGGATGAGAGCCTTAGTGTTGCGCATGGTAACGGCAGTGAGACCCATTGCCGTCTTTCCTGAACCGCACGGCGCAATAATGACTCCTTCGCCGTTTGCGTTCTCGTGCCATTTTTTGAGTGCATCCTTCTGGTAGTCTCGCAACTCAAAGCCCTTGGCTGTTTGGACTGGTTCTGCTTCCGGGGCAGTTGTGCGATCATGAGATTCTGCCATGTTTAAAAGCTTGAACGCGCCTTGCCTAGGGATTGCAATCCCGCCGCCCCAAGGGTGGTCAAACGGGATCTTGTGGCATGCGTTGATATATTGGCTGGGCACTGGTACGAACTTGCCCTTCTGTCGCATGCCCAATGCCATTTTGTATTCAGGGTTCTGCAACTCAAACTTCTTCAAAATATGTTCTTCACACCAATGTCCAGGAGGTAAAAATACACCTCCCCCTATTACAGTATTCTCAATCATTATGCTTCCTTTCCTTTAGCCTTCATTTCAAACATTTCTAACTTTGTCCATACATACTTACGTGAACCACCAAGCCTCATTCTGCGCTTCTCATATCCAAGTTCAGTTAGTATATCTGAGACTCTCATCTCATCTCGTCTACTCATGCGTGATCTTTCAATCTTGAGTCCGTCTTCCATAATCATTTGACTCGTTACATATCCGGCCTGCGTCTTCAGATACGCTGCTATCGGAGCAGTCCACGGGTCGTCTTGTCGGAAAATGTGACTGGCGTCATGTCGCGTTTGATCCATATCCCTGTCAAGCCACCAAGTGTCACCAGCGTTAAAGGCAACGATTGCTTCAGCCCAAAGCTGGTCTCTGTTTTCCCGAACGTATTCGAGATCCACCTCGTTGCATCTTATTGGCCAATACCGCCGGGACCCAGTCATATCGTTAATGAACTGTGATTCATTTGTGGTACCAGCAAAGACAACGTGGCGCTTAACCGTGACTGCATGGCGACCATAGGCGGGGCGGTAGGTGTCTTCCTGTGCGCTCAAGAACGCCTTCGTGGCACTGTTGGCTGACCGACGAACCGAGTCCAACTCTGCAACCTCATAGATCCATGCGCGCTGGATCTGGCTGTATGAGTTCGGTGATCCAATATCAAGCGGAGTGTCCGCAAAAAACTTTTCGCTCGCCAACTCTCTAAACAAAGTGCTCTTCCCTGCGCCCTGAGCGCCTGCAAGGATAAGAACGCAGTCTGCCTTACTGCCTGGCTTGTAAGCGCGAGCAATGGCCTGTATGAGCCACTTCTCGCCCATCTTTCGATTAAGCTCGTTGTCCTCACAGTCTGTCGCTTCAGTAATCCAGCTTTGGATTCGTTGAACTCCATCCCAATGCATAGTGTCCAGCCACTCCAAAAGCGGGTTTCGCGACCGCTCTTCACCGATAAGCTGAACCACATGACTGACATAGTTCTCGGAGAACTCGATGCCGTATGCCCTGGACACCCAGAGAGATATGCGGGTGTCATCTGAATCCCTGTAGTCACGGTCGTCCATCTTGAGGGTGTTGGTGAACGTGTTCAACCAGATACGGTTTCGCCACCGACGATCCCGTCGAAGAATGATGTACAGGTTGTTCTTGTTCTTCTTGATGTTTCCGTTTGGCTGTCCGTTTCGATCTGTGTATTGATCGAGCATCGCGGTGATATTCGAGTCTCCCTCGTTTTCTGGTATCTCGGCATCTTCAGGTCTTTCTTCAGGCTGATGGATACAGTTTTCATTTTCAGCTTGTTGCAGCAATCGTGTCAGCGTAATCCTTCCAGCGGCAAGGACTTCATCAAGGTCAGCCATTATTTATGCCTCCAGTGGCATGCGGTACAGTGTGTGCTCCGGTAGTTGATCGCAGATTATGGCCGCGTATTCATCACCTGAATCATCCGTATCTGTAGCAATAAAGATTTTAAGTGTTTTGGGGATACTCATCTTACTGAGGTTTTTGTAGCTGCCAGAGGTTCCGGCAACGATTGCAAGATTAAGGGACTCTCTGTGGGCCTGTTCACATGCTCTCATAAAGTCTGTGATTCCTTCACAGATCATAAAAGCATCGACTGTACCGGCCCTGCCCTTCATCATTTCAACTGCAGCATTGTTGGCCATAAGAAGACCAGCAGCCTCATACCCTACCGGCCATCGAGTTTTACTGCCAGCCGGTTTTCTACCCTTAGCGTAGGTAACGCTTCGGCAATGGATGCTTGCAAATGAACCATCTGGTTCAAAACACTGGGCCGCAATTCTATAAGTTCCAGCCCATTGGTGTGGAAACCACTCTGGAAAGTTGTAGTCAACTGGCGGTGGCAAAACCCTGACGCACTTCGTGTCATCGAGAACCCGTGGCGCAAACCTTCGAGTTACCAGCCATTCGCATATTGGTGCGCTCCATGTTGTGGCCTCTTCCATGGCCTGCTCGAATGTTCTGGTGTTTTCCCAGAGTGCATTCAGTTCTTCTTTAGGGGGGCGAACAGGGCCTTCGAATGTTGGGGCATTCACCTTCGGTCGTTTCGATGGATCTGGAAGAACGTGTGACGGAACGCCGGATGCTGTGCAGTATCCTTTCTCTGCAAACCAATCTCTGACCACCGCTTGCTCTGGCTTGGACAAGTGCTTGAGTGGTCGTTGAAAGTAGTGAAACGATACGAAGTCAACAACGTCACCCTTCGCGCCACACTTGTGGCATTTCCATGAAATCTCGGTGCGTGAGAATCCGATTGGTCCGCGCTTCCTGTCTCGCGATCCGCGCTCAATCATTCCGCAGCTTGGGCATGGCCGGAGTGACTGGCCGCTCCCTCTTTCGTATTCTAACTGGCTGGCAATCTGTGTGACCGGTCCAGTCTTTGCGTGTTGTATCCACATAGTAAGCTCCTGGGTGTGGGCCTGAGAGAGCACCACCGGTTTCCCGATGGGCTCAATCAGGAGCCCACTTAGACAAGGGGGATCAATCCCTTGTGGGCGTTGTCCTGTAGCCGAGTTTGAATCGGTCTACAAGTCGGGTTGATTTTTTACGATGACACCATCCACTTTGTCGTCTTTGTCGCTGCGAATACTGTAGTAGATTCGCATGTCTGGGGTGATGGTCAATACCACTTTGACTCCGGTCTTTCTGTAAAGGCGGCCAACCCAGATGATTAAAGTATCGAGCGTAGGCGCAGGTACTGTTCGCTTGATGATTGAATCAAGACGAGATCGGCTGGTTCCGTAAAGCCGGGCCGTCCTGGCAAGGTTACCTTTCTTCAGACCACCAATAAGGTTGGTCATCTTGTAGATAACTTCGTATGTATCAAGTCTTTCTTCGGGGCCATATGCGGCTCTGGTTTGTTCTTGTTCGCTCATTGGCAAAAACTTCCTGAAAAAGTGGGACCACCGCCCCGCTGTAACGGTGGCCCCGGCGACTTACTTCGCTGCGTCTTCCCCTTCCCCAAGGGTAGGAGCATCTTGGTCAGTCACCAACATCGGCTCGCGAACCGCCTCGATCATTGCCACATCGAAGGTGATGTTGCCGTCGCGCTGCTTCTTAGGAAGCTTGTCGAAGACCTCGCGGTCCAGCATGGCCAGAGCATCCCCTACACCCATCTCTTCAAGAAGCTTAGCTTCCTTGTCCTTATCGGTGTTGAGGGCGAAGGTTACTGCATCAAGCAGTACCTTTGCGGTTTGCTCACGGGTAAACCCGGAACGCTTGGCGAAGAGAGCCAGGGCAACCTTCCACGGGATGGTGGAGGTAGCCTTGACCGGCTTGGACTTGCTGCCGCGCTTCAGCTTGCCAGCAATCTTAACGACGAGGTTCACGTCGATTTCAGAGTTATTGTCGATGTCCCGCTTTGCAAGCGAAACTGCTTTCGTGTTGAACGCCTTTGTAAGGGCGATGATTTCTTGTGATGTGAATCCCACAGCACTCTCCTGTGTATTGTTTGTTGTCTGCTCTCTTACTCTTGATCGATTGGGAACCACCTCATTTTTCGCTCCCCGCCGTATGACACCCGTGCCTTTTGAAGCCCCTGCTCTCTAAGGACTCTGGCAACTCTCATTTCGGTCAATCTTCGCTGGTGCTCAAATCCATCGGGATCAACCGCAGCAGAGACTGCCTCGGTGGTAATGTCGTAACAGTGGGGTGATGGTGGGTTCTCTTCAAGCCACTTGATCACCTTTTTCTTGAAGACCTTGCTTACATCCACTCCATAGATCACCGTCGGATCAATCTGCTTGGAGCAAGCCATCAGGCCCATCTTCAGGTCTTCGTTGGTTACCGCAACCTTCCACTCTTTAGCCAGGTAGACTGCAATCTCTGAGAAGTCAGGATCGTTCATCACCTTGCCATTGAAGTACAGCGTTCCTTTTCTGGTGCAATGAAACTTGCCGTCCAGCTTTGGATCTCCCTTTATTGCAAGGTAAACCTTGTATGATCCGTTAGCCTCACTGATTTTAGATTTTAGTTCATTCATTTCCCCTCCACAGCATTCGCTGTTTCTTTATAGATACCGGTACCTGACATGAGAGTCAAGGTGTGACTGGTGCGCTTTGCAATGTCTGCGGGAAGCCTCGTTGCACTGAATACGTACCAAAGGATTGCTGCGTCTGGAATCAGTTGAACCCAGACCATCATGATTCGTTTCAACTCAAAGTTGAATATTGGGTCAGAGGTAAACATGTCACCCCTTTCCGTGTTCCTCTGCCAGCTTCGACAGCCTGGCCCAGTCGTTGACGGACTGAGTTCGGACGAACTTCTTCAGCGCAACTCCGCGCTTTCTTGCGTAGCCAGCCTTGACTGACACATACGTTCGCTCTGCTTGCGTATCAGGTCGGCCAAGCTTCTTTACAACTTCACTGCATGATGATGAAGTCTGCCATGCTTTCACAAACTCAGGCCAATCAATCATTCGATTGACATTGCGAGATCGCTGCTTTCTTTTTTGTGGTTCGCTCATATTTACTCCAATGGGTTTTATTCCCAACACAAACGATAATCAGTCGGTCGGGGTCTGTCAAGTGTGGGGTTGCACTTAGGGTGCCAAATGGGACACGATGGGCTCAGGGTAGTACAGCATCCACTCCATAAATAGAAGTGCTGTAAACGCCATCGTGAAAACAAGAAGAACATCCCAAAAATATTCTGCGTGGTTCATTCTTTACTTCTCGCTTCTCGTCTTTGGTTATCGATTCGCGTTCGGGCTTTTGATGCCAGCGTATGAAGACCTTGCTTCTGCGCTTCTCTCATTACAGTCCGAGGGTCGTACCCTTCGTCCACAAGCTTGGACCAGGGCACTCTCCTCTTGTGCAGTCGTTCATCAGTAAGGTCCATCACTCACCTTCCTTTTTGTATCTTCCAACTCGTTGCCAGCGGCGAACATTTGTAAGTTGGCGTTCCGCTTTGTCTAGCTCTCGGTCAATGTCAGTCCATTTCCGGGTTCGCTTTTTCTGAAGTTGATGAACTAAGTCCATCAATCGTTGTTCTTCTGCTTCCAACTCTTTGCGTGTGTGGTTTTTGCCGTCCTTGATCATCACTCACCTCGCTCGGCAGCGTATGATGCTGCGATGGTTGTCTGCTCAATCGGCGTAAGCTTGGCCCACCAGTGGCCAGCTTTGTCGTCGTTGTCCAGTTCAAGACGACCATCCGGTGTCTCGACTGTGCCATTGGAACCGTCACCACCAAGCGGTGTCGGGTTCTTGGCATCACTGAGGATGTCCCACAGCTTTCGGTACAGGTCAGGCCCAATGCCGCTCAAGCATTCAGCTACCTCGTCAGCGGTCCAGTACTTCAATCCTTCTGGCATGTTCATCACTCACCTCCTTCTGGCCACCAAGACGGGGCCTCTGTTGTTCTGTTCCACTGGGCGAACCCAGCCTTCTCACCGATGTAGAACCGTCGATACGATTCAAAGACATCGTCACTCTTGTACTTGTCAGGCATGCACAACGGGTGCGCTGTGACCTTTCGAGACTTGAAGTCAGGACCACCAAGCCAAGCCACGTCTTTGATTACTTTGCGGCAGTGACGAATGACGGCCTCGGATTTGTGGACCTTGCTGTACCGCTCAGTGTACTCGTTGGCTAAAGCCATGCCGTGCTCCCACAGCCACAGGAAGTTGCCCATGGTCTTACGAGCCCACACAGA